GTCTTGAAGCGCTACAAAAACAGTTAAGAAACTCTAATACTCAACTGAAGAATATTCAGTCTACCTTAAAGCGCCTACGTCCTTCTCTTGATAAGGCTGCCCCTGGCAGCGCACGATACAACGATATCAAGAGACAAATTGATGAAGCAGTTGCACAGGAAACTCAAAAGAAAAAAGAGATAGATCAGATTACCAAGGCTATAGACACAGCCAAAAAGTCTGCGTCCACTGTTGAGAATGTAACTGAGAAGAAAAGATTAGAAAAGAACTTACAGGTAGCAAAAGATAAGCAAGACCAGAATGCTATCAGTATCGCTCAAAAAGCGATTGATGATTTTAATGCCCGCGTTAAAAGCGACACCAGACCAACCGGTGTACCTGCCGATGCTAAGTTCAATTCCGTTACAGGAAACTGGGAACTTGGTACACAAAAGTGGGATAAAAACGGTCAGGCCGTAGTAACTACTCCACAAAAGAAAACACCGACAAAGACTACAACAACTGATACTACCGATACATCTACAGCGGATGTTGTGGGAGAGCCAGCAATTAAACCTGGCGACGTAATCAAGACTACGCCAGAGATGGCGGCATTCCGCGCTGGCGAACGAGGCGTAACTGGAATTACATCAACTCCAGCAATTACTGGTGCAAACATTGATGAAATTTTTAAGGCTGCCGCTGGTGTCTATGGTGGGATTGACGAGATATTTAAGACCGATGCTGAATTGCGTAACTTACTTACCAAGGCAGTAGGTAAAATAGGCGATCCTAAAGATGACTATAGTGTAGATAGATTTGTTAGCGAACTAGAAAATACTAAGTGGTTTAAGACCAATGCTGGTCCTATTCGTCAACGTGGTTTCTATAAGCGTCAATACGATCAATTAGTTAATGACCTAAAGACCAATGACCCTGACTACAAGACAAAGATAGACGAATTAAATAAGACTTCCGAATATGGTCGCGGTCTTGTAGGCGCTGAAGAAGCAGTTCGTGAATATGTTACTCAGTATCTTGGAATAAATGCCCTTGATGATACGACTATCAAAAGCATTGCAAACGATATCTACCTGTATGCCAATGAAGGCGATGCAGTAAAGATTCGTAACGCAGTCCTTGCTGCTGCCAAATATGGTAAGGGCGGTAAAGTTGGAGATGTAACAATAGGTGGAGCATCTGGCCAGAATCTGACAACCCTTCGCGCTATTGCCGCTGCTAATGGTTTTGACTTGGATAAAACATTCGCTACATCAATCCCAACCTGGCTTGATAATCTCAATAAGGGAGAATCTATTGAGACATACAAGAAGGTTATTAGAGATGCAGCCAAAACTTCCTACAATGTTTCTGACAGAGTAGCATCTTTACTTGATCAGGGAGTGGACCTAGATACTATCTATAGTCCATATAAGAATGTTATGGCATCTGTATTAGAGATAAACCCAACAGAAGTGACTCTTAAAGATCTTTCTGAAAAGGGAGTTATTACTAATAAAGACCAAATGAACCTATACGATTTCCAACGTGCACTTCGCAAAGATTCTCGTTGGCAATATACAGGTCAGGCAAGAGAAGAATCTTCAAACATAGCGCTTCAAGTTCTTCGTGACTTCGGATTCCAGGGGTAATAATGGCTGAATTAGATGCAGAAACATTACGAGAATTACGTAGAATAAAAACAGCAGCCAGTCTTCAACAGCAAGCACCAACAACTACTGGAATGGGTGCGATAAGTCGTGGAGAATACAGCCCAGGCGCACCAGAAGTCAGTGCAATTTCTGGCGGTGATTATCCAGGAAGACTAGGTCAGTATACTAAAATCATTACAGGAAAAAGTTCTGTTGGTCGAGGTGAATACTCGTCTCCATCTGGCGCAGTAGTTGCTAACGCACCTACTGGACCAACCGGTCCCACCGGTCCTACTGGACCAACAGGTCCAACAGGTGTCACTGGTCCTACTGGTAACACTGGGCCAAAGACAAAGAAAATTGTTGGATATATAATCTATACAGATCCTACAAGCGGCGCTCAGTATGGTGTGCCACGATATGACGATGGAACCGATGGCTTTAATGATAGAAACTCTTGGATACTAGATTATGGAAAAGAAAAATCTGGTAGTGGTTCATCATCAGGCGGTGGCCAAAAGCAGACCTATACCGCACCAGATGGTCGTATCTTTACTGACCTTAATGAATATAACAACTATCTTGCAAAGTTGAAACTAGAACAGGGCAGAGGTCAACGTCAATCTGCATACGATTTACTCTATGAACAATTTAATGCTTATGGTCTTGGTTCATTGGTAACTCCGCTTAAAAGTCTTATTGAGCAAGATGTATCTCCGGCTGAGTTCACTCTTAAACTTCGTGAAACTGATGCCTATAAGAAGCGCTTTGCAGCGAACGCTGCTCGTACAGCAAAAGGCCTTGCCGCTCTATCGGAGGCAGACTACATTAACCTTGAAGATAGATACCAAAGAGTTATGCGTCAGTATGGGCTACCTGAGTCCTACTATGCAAAAGGTGAACTTGGTGCCCAGCCAGGATTTGAAAAACTTATTGCAGCCGATGTACGAGATGATGAATTAGCGGATCGTCTTGGTACCGCATATAACCGTGTTATCAATGCTGCTCCAGAAATAACTACTGCACTCAAGAGATTCTATCCAGATATTACCAATGGTGATATCTTGGCTTACGTTCTTGATCCACAAAAGGGTCTTCTTGAAATCAATCGTAAAGTAACTGCCGCTGAAATTGGTGGAGCAGCACTGGGTGCCGGTCTTGCTACCGATATGGCTAGAGCAGAAGAATTGGTAAGTCGTGGTATTACTGGTGCCGCAGCACAAGAGAAATATCAGACAATCGGTGGTGGATTAAAGCGTGGAAGCGAACTTGCTTCTATCTATCAACAGCCTGATTATACCCAGACCACAGCAGAACAAGAAGTCTTTGGTTTACCTAGCGCTACTGAAGCACAGCGCAAGCGTAAACAACTTATTGGATTAGAAACGTCCACCTTTGGCGGAAGAACTGGAGCCGGTGGCGCATTAACCCGCGAACGAGCGGGGCAATTCTAGGCCTGCTAACGGGACGACTGGTCCGTTAGAGAGACAGAAAACCAGTAGTAGGAGCCATACGAACTTCCCCAAATTCGTATGAGGCCTGCGACAACTACAACGAATGGGAGATGGACCTATGTCCAACTACGACTACGAAGATGACGACTTTGATACACCAAATGATGGTGGCGATCTAGTCAAACAACTGCGTAAAGCAACAAAGCAAAAAGACAAGGAACTTGCTGAACTTAAAGCTCAGTATGAATCTCTTGCAAAAGCAAACCGTGACAGAGCAATCAAAGACGCGCTATCTAGTCGCGGGGTAAACAGCAAGATTGCATCGTTTATCCCACAGGATATAGACCCAACTGAGGAGTCTGTATCAAAATGGCTTGAGGATTATGCCGATGTATTCGGTGTACAAACTCAGGCAAACCAGTCTGCACCTAACGTCGACCCACGTCAGGCTGCTGCATATCAACGAATGACCAATGCTGTAGAACAAGGGATGACTCCTGAGTATCAAGCAGAGGTTCATAAGAAGTTGATGAATGCAACCAGCCGCGAGGAACTCGACGAAATCATTAGGCAGTCTGGACTCTAAGACCCGATCCTAACGAAAGGCACGTAAAGTGGCACTACCTACAGGTACGCTGACTACGACATCTGATATTACGTCGCTAGTCAAGACAGCGTATGACCAGTACGTACGTATGGCGCTTCGCTCCATCCCAGTGATGCGAGCACTCGCTGACGTAAAGCCAGTGCAACAGGCTATGCCAGGATCGTCAGTTGTATTCTCCATCTATTCAGACCTTAGCACTGCTACAGGTACATTGACAGAATCCAATGACGTTTCCTCAATCGCACTTGGCAACCCATCTCAAGTAACCGTAACTCTTAATGAATACGGTTCAGCAGTAACAACCACCAAGAAGTTGAACCTCACATCGTTCAACGACGTTGATTCAGCACTTGCTGACATCATTGCTTACAACGCAGCCGATTCTATCGACGTAGTTGTAGCAAACGTCTTGACCGGTGGAAGCAACGTAATCTACGGTGGTACTGCAACAGGTGCTTCAGGCATCACTGCCTCTGGCA